TTGAACAATACTGAGAGTAAGAACCTAAAACGTGGAGCTTTTTATTTCATAATACTTTTAGGGTTAGTAAGTCTGCTGGCTGACGTTACATACGAAGGAGCCCGCAGCGTCACTGGCCCTTATCTGGGTCTGTTGGGAGCAAGCAGTGCCGTGGTGGGATTCGCAGCGGGCTTTGGTGAAATGCTTGGTTACGCTTTCCGCTTGGTCTCAGGCTATTGGGCAGATAGAACCCACCGTTACTGGCTCCTAACCATTGTGGGATATGCACTTAACCTACTAGCCATACCATTGCTGGCATTTGTGGGCAACTGGCAAGTAGCCGTTCTGCTTCTCATCTTAGAGAGGCTTGGTAAAGGGCTACGCACCTCTGCGCGAGATGTCATGCTTTCTCAAGCCACGAAGCAAGTAGGTCGCGGCTTTGGATTTGGCTTGCACGAAGCCATGGACCAGATCGGGGCTGTAGCAGGGCCTGGTTTTGTGAGTATCGTGCTTGCCCGCAACCTGGGTTACAGGGACGCGTTCTTGTTTTTGGGCATACCAGCCATTCTTGCCATGATTCTTGTGGTAACGGCAAGATTTCTTTATCCAAGGCCACAGGAGTTTGAACCAGCATATAAAGGTATAGAAACGAAGGGTTATTCGAAAGCTTTCTGGATTTACTTAGGTGCTGTGGCGCTCATTGGAGCAGGTTACATTGATTACCGACTTATTGGGTACCACCTGCAGCAAAACGGCATACTCCAGGCGCAGTTCATCGCCCTTCTTTACTCTTTAGCCATGGGGATAGATGCCTTGTCTGCGCTCGTATTCGGTGCATGGTTTGACCGAGCTGGGGTCAGTGTGGTTGGTGTCTCAGCATTAATTGCTGCGCTGTTCTCACCTTTTGCATTCTTACTCCATGTATGGTGGGGTCCAGTCATTGGTATGGTTCTCTGGGGCATTGGCATGGGAGCGCAAGAGTCTGTGATGCGTGCTGCACTGGCAGAGATGATACCTACAGAGAGGCGAGGAGTGGCTTACGGGTTTTTCAACACCGTCTATGGCCTGGCTTGGTTCGCTGGAAGTTTTGTGATGGGCATCATTTATGGTTTTTCTCCAACGCTCATGGTCATAGTTTCCGTAACGCTGGAGCTTTTGGCGGCCCTACTCATTTTTGTAAATAGGCATAGTCTGGAGCATGGCCATGGAGCATAGTGTGAAGGACACTACTAAGCAGTTTTTACTTCTGGGGCACAGGGGATCATCCTTGCTCTGGCCAGAAAACACCCTGGAAGCTTTTTCTAAGGCTTTGAAGGCAGGAGCTGACGGTTTTGAGCTTGATGTTATGGTAACCACTGATGGAACTGCTGTACTGTTTCATGATCCCAACCTTAAGAGGCTTCATGGCATAGATGTGGGCGTGGAAGAGTTAAGCTATGATCAGCTCAGAGACTTACTCAATGGGAAACAACAAGTTTGCACCTTACAGGAGGCATTATCATTAGCTGACGACTATGACTGTTGGGTAGACATTGAGATAAAAACTACGCAGTGGCATGTGGTACGTGAAACTGTAAGTAAATTCAGCCCCAAGAAGAAAATAATTTCATCCTTTAGGCACGACGTGGTTTGTGATTGGGCAAAGCTGGACAACGGACGGTACTTATTCGCCTACATCTATCAGCACTTTCCCAAAGACATTGATGCCTACCTTAGGGAAGTAGACCTGCTTAAGCCGGAGATAAGCTTCTTGGACGAACGCTATGATTATGTACGACACAGCCCAAGCCATTTTATACATCTCATTTTCCTGCTGCCAGCTCCTAGCTTCAGCCACCAGTTTAATCTCGCTCGGCGTAAGCTCCCAAAACTCATTTATGCTTAGTCCTATTTCGAGGGCTTGGAGGAGGTACTCTCTCCAGTTCCATGTACCTCCTCCTTCCGTGCGTTTTTTGGTTTTTCCTCTTCTGTTCCAAAAGCCAGTACAAAAGCCTTGCCAACTGCATCAGCTGCCGTTGTTATACCTACTTCGTCAATTATTTCTCCAGCTTCGTCAAGGGTTATGTCGGGATTCCAGTGCAGTAACCCAACTCTAAATATTTCAGTTAATAGCCCGATACTTATCTCGTTCTGTAGCACTTCCCCTATCTTGGCAATTGGCATGTCCAAGCTAACCTCCAAGGTTCGAAGAGCCTTGTTGTTATACTTGAGTGAATATATCTTATCTCCGCACTTTATTTCATACTCAGATATCATTTACAGCTCTCCTAAACCTCTGGAGTAAGTGTTAAAGGTCCTGTACCTTGAAGCGTTCCGCTGTAAGTCATCGCGTCATCATATGGAGCATCTATCGAGAAGTCTGTCAAGAAAGCCTTACCTGAGTACTTATTACCTGCTGGAGTTATGACCTGTACCTGTAACACTTCATTGTCCATGTATGCAGTTTCCAAAAGCTTATACGCTGTGTTATCTTCGATCACCAACCCATCAAAGTCAATGCTCCAGTTTTTTATGGTAGGAAGTCCTTCATGCCACCCAAGTGAATCCTTTGACGTTACATCTGCCTCATCGACCGACCTGTTTAACGTGGCTCCTCTTTGACCACCTACTGCTGTCCATGTTGGGCTTGTTTCGGTGCCCGTGTTTACCTGAATTAAAAAAGTTACACCACTTACTCCTGCCATATTCATTTACCTCCTTATTACTCTTGTATTTTGAATCTAAACCTGATAACTGCATGCCTGTATCCGTCAGGGTCTCGTATTACTTCTGTCATATCAAGAGTGGCTATTACCACGTAAAAGCCCTCAAGCTCAAGCGGCTGGGACGTTATAGCTTGTACAACCTCATCTGTTATTTGCTTAACTTCCTTAGCCCCTTCGTAGTCGCTCCAGATATGCAAGGTGTGTGTGACCTCTTGCCCATTTTCTAGCTTCGTACTCCAGTCAATTGCCGTATCCTCTCCAATTGTTACGTAGGGCATCTGAGCCCCCTGCGGNACAGCGTCATACACTGGACAATCTAAGTTTTGGCGCAATCTGTCATATAACGCTTTCTGCAATGCTAACAGCGGTGACCTCATTCCAATCCACCCTTAATGATAATCTCCAGCCCTTTTGCTAACCTAGGTCTCTCTTCTTCAGCTGCCGGTGTCATGCATGGTCTCGCTCTCATCTTGCGGGTACCGAATTCAACAAACCCCGCATAGGGCATATGTGGAGCTATTTCCGCTGACATCTCACCGTACAGGTCCACAGTTATGGAATTTCTTAAAGCTCCAGTACGTACATGGCATCTTCTCTTCGCGGACGCTTGTATTCTTAAAGCTGAAGCCCCAATTTCTTCTTTAACAGCTTTCTTAACCTTCTCAGACATTCTGCCGAGATTAGCCACTGTTTCTTTTTGCCCATTAACCCCGATACTAATAGTTATCATGCTACCACCTCAGAGCATAACAGTTCCAAGCTCTCGTGTCGTTCTTCTGGGTCAATTATTGCGTATACCTCAAAAGACCTGTTGTCAAATACTATTCTCATCTCTGGCTTTATCCCGCTCATATACCTTATCCTAATCCTGTGCGTTAGTTCTGCTTTTACCTGCTGCGCCGCGTACAGTTCTCTGCCCTTCAGTGGCTCAACAGAAGACCACACAGTAGCTACATCCTTCCAAGTGCTAGTAACACCGCCGTAGCCATCTGGTACAGTAACCTTTTCCTGTATCGTTATCCTGTGCCTCAGCTTTCCTATCTTCATAGTTGGAAGACCCTGTATGGTTTTAAGAGTTCCTTTGCCTCAGCCGATACTCCACCACTTTCTCTGTTTTCGTACAATCCTGCTACTGTTATTAATATCGCCTGCCTAATATCACGTGGCACGTCCTTGGCAGTATTCCCATACCCAGCTGTATAGGTTATAGCTACGCCGTCTGCTTTTGTTGCATAAACGGGAGTAATAACGTATAGGATGTCTTCTGGTAGCAGTGCATACCTGTTACCTGGCAAAGCCTCTCCATTAACAGTTATGCTGTCTATTCTCTGCACTGGTGGATAAGGAAGTACAGTTTGTTAGCTATTACGTGTGTTTTAATCTCCCAGGTTTGTGTTATAAAGGATCGTGCTGTGTACTTTTCAGCGTACAATCTGGCAGCCGAGATAAGAGAGGATAACAGCTCATCTTCTTCATCCGAATCTATCCTAAGGAATATCTTTGCTTCTTCTAGTGTTATCGGCTCTATGCTTGGAGGCGTTATCAGCTTTGCTGTCATCCTCTTTCACCTCCGATGGCCCGTCTAAACTCTTATCCTGTTCTGCGACCCCTGCTAATATCCACGCTCTAGCTGTTTTCTCATCAATATCGACAACTGCTCCAGCGTTGAATACTCCTCCAGCTACTCCTACTGAATGAAGCATTCTAATCCTCACATTGCTCACCTTTCTAAGTTACCTTGACGTGCAGAACTCTAAGTGCATTTGGTCTGATTACTCCACCGCCGACCCTGTAGTGTACTCTGAATCCAATCAGCCCGTACTCAGCGTAAAGCTCAGTTAAGCGCTGAATGGTTATGCCTAGTCTGTCAAGTATTCTGTAACCGCTTCTTAAGTCTCCGAATATTGCCACATCTGCTGGTTCAGTTCCTGCTGGTATGGAAGGAATATCTTCCTGGTTGTACACTGGGAACCCGGCAAAGGTGTTCGGTCTACCCGCTTGGAGAGAAGGCTGCCATAGGTACTGACCATTAGTGTCCTTAAGCAGCCTTAACGCTAGCTCAGTCTGAGAGTTAACAAGCAGTACTCCATTCCTTCTATATTGTGCCGGCACGGCATAAATAAGAGAAAGAATGTCATCAGTGGTAACCGCTTTTACCGTCTTCGCATTTACTCTCTCAATGTCCGCCGAGGTTAAAATACCTTCTGGCTGTTGAGAGTTATGCCCCTGTCCTACTACAAAAGCCCTATCTTCAGCCTGTGCTATTGCCCTAGAGAACGAGTCTACTATCAAGCTCTCTAAAGCTACATCAGTGTCCATCAGTTCATCTTCACCTATTTTAGCTAAACCGTACAGGTCTTCGACGTACTGATACTCCTGACTAGGTACAAGATACGAAGAAGGCTCAGCCAAGGGAGTCGTCGAAGTCTCCAACTTGCCCCATCCAACATCAACCTCAGTCAAGCTTCTCCTTCGTATTCTGTCTGTACGTATCTGCCTAACCGTTGCCAATCCTCGTATTACAGAAGCGTTTGGAAGCTCCCTGTATATCTCTGTTTCCAATTCTTCCGGAACCAGTATCTGACCACTTGCCTCTTCTACAAGTTTCTTCCTTTCAGTCGGCTCTATTGCAGACTTTCCTTCTCTCAAAAACTTGAAGAATACCGACTTAGTTTCTGAATTCTCTGCTGCGCTGTCGGCTACCACCGGTCTCTTTATCATTGTTTCAAGCTGCGCAATGCGATCGTTTATTTTCTTTTCAAACTCTTCGAATTCGGCTTTCGTGTAAAGCCCCTGTTCTTTTTGCTCGAACTTCTCCCTAAGTTCCTTAACCAAGCTCTGAAGTTCCACTACTTTTTCATCCATTCTTATAGTACCTCCTTCAATTTTCTAAGTTCTTCAATTGCTTCTTCCAGCAAGCGACTTTCTAACTCGCCATCACTCTGCGGCTTCTCTTCTTGCTGAGTGGAATTATCCGGCTCAGCTTTCCCAAGAAGTGCATTCAGGCTTTGTATCGCTTGTTCGATTAGGGCAGTGTTCATTGTTTCATTCATTCTGCCTGCCTTAATTTCCCCCGCTGCCCCTATTATACCGTAAAGCAGCAGGTCCAAGCCACTACTTTCCGAACTCCATGGAGGTGTTCTGTCCATCTTTTCGTAGTATCGTGCAAGGTGGTTCTTAACACCGGCAATATCTCTATCAGGAATATCTACACCACCTCTAGACCCCTGCACAGCAGCTGCAGCAGCAAAAATACCACGCGGTACAGCCTTTAATCTACCGTCGATAACATCAGCAATTGGTAGTTTGTATGAGCCAAACAGTTCAGGATTTTCTGCGTCGTACCAAACAAAAGCCCTGCGGTACTTTTCCCAATCCATGTTATCTTCTCCACCAGCCCATTCCCTTACTCTCATCCTTGCAGTATTTCCATCCCAGGGTGTCTCCATATCAGCCAGTGGAAGGTCTTGGAACGGTACTACTGCCTTAACAGCCTCCACCTGAGCCAGTGGATTAGCTGGGAATGTTACAAGGGACCACTCCCATAGCCTTATTTCCTTCAGTTTTCTGGTTGTACCTTCCCAAGCCTCTTTTATCGTATCGTAGCCAATCGATAGCCCACGCAGTACCCCCTGCTTTAACAATGCGTATGCTTCACGTCCACGTGCTGTTTCTAGGTTTAA